ATTACCATCACTGAGTGGTGGAATATGATCCTGCAGCAACCCTACTCACATATGATTAGGGAGCTGCTATCGTATCATCCCTTCTGCGAGTCGGGATTAACGAGATCGAACCAGGCATGGGCTATGCTCTACCAGGCCGAAGCCAAGGAGTACCCTAAGGGTACCAAGGCACTGTTCAGCGATCTCAAAGAGGCCACTGATCATATCCCGCGAGAGATTGCTATAGCAATTATCGAGGGTTTCTGTGCCGAGTACAAAGTACCAGGCATAGAAATCGTTCTCGACCTTATAGGAAGAGAACGAATTTTCTACGAAGACGGCAAAGCTGTCCGAACGAGAAGGGGTGTCATGATGGGAGAACCTATGGCTAAAGCCATATTGACACTCCATCAGCTAGTAGCTGAAGAGATCGCATTCCAGAGGAATGTAATCCTAGGTAATACTGACCATAAGGTCAGGATGTACCACGTTGGCGGCGACGATGTTGCGGCGCTCGGGCCTGGTTGTTATCTTAACGATATAACCAGAAACCTTATCCTTATGGGAGCAAAGCTCTCCCCGGATAAACACGGTATATACGACTATGTCGGAAAGTACTGTGAGAAACTCATTAAGGTCAAAAACCTGGTGAGATTCTTTAGGGTATGGGACATCCAGAAGGATTATTCCAAACACCCATGGGTAGAATCTTTAAAGATTAGACTTCTATCTCCGACGACTAAGTCGACCGAGGTAGTAAACGATCGGAATACCGCAATCGGTAAAGCTCGATCGTTCGGGAAGGAACTTAGATACCTTCCTGACTGCGATTTTCCACCTAAGGTGAAGAAACTCGCAAGGGACCGTTTCATCCAGAGGATGGGTTCCTTTGTTCCAGAGCCAGCGAGTTATACTTACTGGCATCTCCTGCTCCCGACTAAGTTGGGAGGACTGGACATCTGGCTAGAGCAGGATATACCTGAGCTAGTCAGAAATCTCCCTGGTCCCACTAAGTGGTTGATAAAGGAGATCTTGCAGGGTACTGCCCCGCAATCCGTACAAGACGACTTTAGACGTCTTCCGCGGAACTCGGGCTTCAGAGGTTTCGATATCTCTGAGGTCGAGGTAAGAGTCCCTATGGCCTTAGACCGGATGGGATTCTTCAGTCAGTTCAAGTCTAAGACTTGGAGAGATCTTGTTCAGGAGAAAGGCTTAGCCAAATTCCCCGAAACAGTCCAATCCTCTCGTCTGAGACGCGAAGGGTGGATGACTAGGCAGGAGATCATAGATCACTTGCTTAGACCGATAGTGTTCGGTAACGTGTTAAGTAGGAAGGTTAAGCAATCCTACTATAACACGACACCTCTTAAGAGGCGTTACGGGGTCCTATGGACCTTGTATGACTACACGGCCGAAATCTCAGAGGTCGACCTGAGGTCAGTGTTTAGGAGGCCAGATATACTGGTCTATTACGACACTAATGTCGAAGTACCGTCCATCTTAGAGGGGCAGTACGTCAAC